GAAGATGACGATGATAAGGGGGCGGTTCGTGAACTTCCCACAGATATTGGCATCGCAAAGCTTAAAGCTGACTTAGAAGAGCAGAAAAAAGCTTATGAACAAGAAAAACAGTATCGTTTAGAAGCAGAAAAACGGGCTAAAGAAGCTGCATTAGCGGCTCATAAGGCTAAAAATGAGGTTCAAGACACCAATTTGACCCTCATTCGCAATGCTATTGATACTGTCAAGCGTGATACTGAGATGTTGAAGATCAGTTATCGTGAAGCCATGCAAATGGGCGATTACGATAAGGTGGCTGACATTCAGCAAATGATGTCAAACAACTCGGCAAAGTTGTTACAGCTTGAAAATGGTCGAGACCGCCTTGAAAATATGCCTCGGCAGGAAGAACCTAAATTTAATTACGCACCAAATGATCCTGTGGAGCAATTGGCATCGCAATTAACCCCACGTTCTGCCGATTGGGTGCGTCGTCATCCACAGTTTGCTCGTGATCAACGCCTTATGCAGCGTATGATTGCCGCTCATAACTTGGTGACAACCGATGGCTTTGTTGCTGATACCGATGAATATTTCGCTGAAGTCGAAAAAATCCTTGGTGTGGGCCAACGTCAGGTTCAGGCTGCTACTCCTGTGGAGGATGATGCAATGTCTGAGGCAGCACAGCCCGTGGCAAAGCGCCAATCACCTACTCCTGTGGAACGGAAACAGGCTCCTCCTGCGGCTCCCGTTAGCCGTAGCGGTACAGCGCCTGGTTCACGACCAAATACTGTTCGTCTAACATCACAAGAGCGTGAAATAGCCAGTATGATGGGCATGACTGATCAGGAGTATGCCAAAAACAAACTTGCCCTTCAAAAAGAAGGCAAACTTAATTAGGAGATAAAAGATGGAAAATGCACCTAAGCGCCGTGGTCGTCCTGTGCGGCAAAAACCAGTAGATCAGGCAAAAGAAGTTCTAGCTAACCCATTTGAACGGGAGGATGTCGAACTTCCTTGGGAACGTGAGGAAGCAAAGCCAACAAAGGCAGAAATGCGGCCTCCTATGCGTGATGAAGACCCACGCTCAAGAGCGGCCCGTCGTGCAGCCGAAATTCGTAGTCATCTCAATGGCATGGATCAAGGAACTGATGAGTTCTACATTGACCCATCCATTATCCCAGATGGTTGGACTTACGAATGGAAGCGTCACACTGTTTGGAACCAAGAAGATCCCACATATCAGGTTTCTTTGGCCCATAAGGGTTGGGAACCAGTCCCTGCCAGCCGTCATCCAGAGCTTATGCCAAAGGGTACGACTGCAAACGTTATTATGCGTAAGGGACAGATTTTGATGGAGCGTCCTGAAGAATTGACAATTGAGGCCCGTCAGCTTGAACGTCGTGCCGCATTGCTTCAAGTTCGTCAGAAAGAGCAGCAGCTCACACAGGCTCCTGATGGAACAATGACCCGTGATCACGCCTTGGCTAAACCTAGAATTAATAAAGGTTTTGAGCCAATGCCGATACCGAAAGAAATATAAAATTAACTAATTTGGCGGGTTTAGGCCCGCCAATTTTTTGACTTACTATATGTAGTTGACAGAGCTATGTATTTTGGGTTATTAGAAGAATATGCAGTAACTGCATCGTTCCCCCCGGCGTGGGAATGTATCTAAACCTGTGGGCCTGTCGCCCATTTTTCTTGGTTCTTAGTCGCCCCGGCGTGCGATGATGGACTTTCCTGTAAGAAGGAGAACCCGTCATGGCGAACACAAATGCGCCTTTCGGTTTTCGTCAATACACAGGTAACGGCTCTGCTCCAACATACGAGCAAGTCGTTGTTGTTATTGATTACAATGCTTCAGCCATTTACTTTGGCGATCCAGTAACACAACAATCAGATGGTTCTTATGCTCAGTCGGCTTCGACTGGTGCAACACCTGTCGCTCTCGGCATCGGTGGTATTTTTGTTGGTTGCCAATATTTGTCAGTTTCACAAAAGCGTATCGTTTGGTCAAACTTCTGGCCCGGTAGCGATGTTGCTTCTGGCAACTATGTGACTGGCTATATTATCAATGATCCAAATGCTCGCTTTATTGCTCAGTCGGACAGCACAGGTCTTGCTTTCCCAACTGACATCAATGCGACAATCGGCTTCGCTATTGGCACAGGTAATTCCGCAAACGGCATTTCTGGTGCTTATCTCGATACCACAACCCTCAACACCGCAACATATAACGTAAATGCTCCATTCAAAGTGGTTGGCATTTATCAGCCTGTTGTTGCTGGTTTCCCCGGCGCTTATGCTAATGGTCAGGCTTATGACTGGGCAATTGTCGCCTTCAATAACGTTGCTACACGCAACTTCACTGGCGTCTAAGGAGTAAGGACCAATGGCTGTTAATCTCTCTGCCATAAAAGACCTTCTCCTCCCCGGTCTCCGTGGGATTGAAGGCAAGTACGAGATGATCCCATCTCAGTACGACAAAATCTTTACAAAGCATGACTCAAAGCTTGCTTTGGAACGTACCGCTGAAATGCGTTACCTTGGGCTTGCACAGCTCAAGACAGAAGGTGCACAGACATCTTTTGATAACGGCGCAGGTGAGCGTTATGTCTACAACCAAGAGCATACAGAAATTGCTCTCGGCTATGCGATTACCCGTAAGGCAATTGATGACAACCTGTATAAGACACAGTTTGCTCCATCAAACCTTGGCTTGATTGAGTCATTCCAGCAAACCAAGGAAATTTACGGTGCAAACATCCTGAACACCGCAACAACCTACAACTCAGCAGTTGGTGGTGACGGCGTTGCTCTCTGTTCAACATCCCACCCAATTGATGGTGGTACTGTTGCTAACACTCCTTCAACACAGGTTGACTTGAACGAAGCTACATTGCTTAACGCAATGATCGCTATCCGTACAAACTTCCGTGACCAAGCTGGTCTGAAGGTGTTTGCTCGTGGTCGTAAATTGATTGTACCTCCACAGTTGGAGCCAGTTGCAATCCGTCTCGTGAAGACAGAATTGCGCCCAGGCACAGCAGATAATGATGTCAATGCTATCTTGACAACCGCAGGTGGATTGCCTGAAGGTTACATGGTCAACGACTTTTTGACATCTGCTTATGCTTGGTTCTTGCTCACCAACATTGATGGTCTGTCATATATGGAACGTGTTAAGTTCGAAAGTGATATGCAAGTTGACTTCGTGACTGATAACCTCTTGGTTAAAGGTTATGAGCGTTACAGCTTCGGTTACTACAACTGGCGTGCCATTTATGGTTCGTTCCCAACATCATAATAATGGCATAGTCTCTCTCTTAACGGAGAGAGACTTCCTTATAGGAGAAAAAAATGTCAGACATTAATGGTGGGTTTTACCCTAATAACAATGGTAGCCCCGTACAGGCTGGGACTACTTTTACTGGCCCTTTGATCGCTGGTAACGTCATTCACTCAGATGGCACGGGCAACCTTGCTGCTTTGGGTGGTACGACTGGTACTGCAAACGCTGGTTATGCTAACATGGCACAATCCGCTGTTGTTACTCAGGCAAGCGGCGCTACCACAATTGTGATCCCTGCCCAAAGCCAAATCACCGACATTTATTTGATGGTGACTACTGCTTGGACTGGTGCTGCTGCTACTTTGAATATTGGTGCAACTGCTGGTACATCAGCTGCAACTGCTTTTACTGCCGCTAACGCTGTGACTGCAAGTGCTCTTGGCCAGCTCACCATTGTTCCTGGTACAGGCGCAGCTCAGGTTGCAAACTGGGATAACGTCTCAAACGCTACTTTTCAAACAGGTGGCCCACAAGATGTTCAGATCAAAGTAACTTCCGCAAACACAGGCAGTGGCGTAGGCACTCTTACAGTGTTCTATATCCAAGGCATCAACAACGCTTCCTGATAGGAGACTCAAATGAAGGGTCATAAAGCACATCACCACGCTGCCCACATGGGCAAAAAGCACAAGAACACAGGAGGCACTGTTGATCACGACATGGCTCCTAAAGAAGTGTACGAAGGCGCAGGCTCAAACGTCGTGAAAGAAGCTGAAGAAAAGTCAGCTAAAAAGCATGGCGGTCGTACAAAGCGTAAGCATGGCGGTCATGTTATGCACCATCACGAAGGCCACGTTAAGCACGTTGGCGCAGTGCATGGCGAGCATACAAAGCATCACGCTGGTCGCAAGGCTCGTAAGAGCGGTGGCGGCGTAGAAGCTAACCCATTTTCTTCAGCCCGCAAGGGTACGGCTCCTAAAGGCCGTAAAGAAGAGATGGAATGGGAATAAGATAACCCCCTAAGGTAGTCTTATTTACGGGGGCCATTGCGCCCCCGTTTTACTAAGTGAGGCAAGCATGACAGCAGCATGGACTCGTAAAGAAGGCAAAAACCCTTCAGGTGGCTTAAATGAAAAAGGGCGTGCTTCTGCACGAACTGAAGGTCATCATCTTAAAGCCCCAACCAAAGACAGCGATAATCCACGTCATCAAAACTTTAGGGCAAGAATGTGCGGGATGAAGGAAAAACTTACTTCTGCTAAAACTGCTCATGACCCTAATAGCCGTATTAATTTGGCGCTGAAAAAATGGGGGGTTAAGTGCTAATGACCGATAAACCAATTTGGGAAAAGCATCTCCCCAAAGATCATCACACGAAACATTTAACTCACAAAAAAGTGCAATTGGCTAAAGCGCACGCAAGAGCTGCTGGCAGACCTTACCCAAATCTGGTAGATAATGCTGCTGTTGCACGCATGAAAGGTAAATAATTATGGCTACGTTTTCTCAACCAGGCGTTGTTTGGGACTCAATCACCAAAAATGGCAAACATGAACCATTCGAATTGCAAGTTGGTCGTGGATTAATCTCGTACCATCAACCTGTTGAGATTTTTGGCTATTCAACTCAGGTTGCATCAACTGCTCTTGGACCTGCTTGGGAAGGTCTGACACAATCAGGCGGCGCTTATGTTTATCCCTCATCAGCTATTCAGCTTGTTTTGCTGAGTGCATCTGGCGCAACTGATGCTGGCTTGATTATTCAGGTCAACGGCTTGGACGCAAACTATAATGCTATTTCAGAACTTGCGACACTTAATGGTTCTGGAACTGTTACAACAACCAATTCTTACTTCCGTATTAATGGTTTGTTTGTTACAAATGGACTTAATGCTGGTAATATTACTGCTAAATCGTCTGGCGGCACATTATACGCTCAGATCAATGCTGGTATTGGACAAACACAAATGTCCATTTACACAGTCCCTGCTGGCTATACCTTCTATCTTACTTATATCCAAGCCAACGCATCAATCGGATTTACATCCAGCGCATATATGACGTTTGCTGAGTATAATAAGTTTAACCTTGGTGCAACTATCCAAGAAAATGGTTATAACTACACAACAAATGGGAACACAACTGTGTTAGCGCAGTCTCCGTTTGTGCAAATCTTTAACATTCCGTACACTGTTCCTGTCGCTCATCCCGCTGGAACGGACATTCAATATCAAATTAAATCAAGCACAGGCGGACCATATATTGCGTCAATCTTTGCTGGTGGTTATTTGATCA